GTAGACATTGGACAAGAACCTTTTCATCGCCTAGCGGTACTTCATTTTCGAATACGGCGTGATTAGTTACTTTTTTCTCTACTCGACATTGGAAGCGCAGCTTCTCCATGACTTGATCTCCTTAGATTCTCGATTGGGTGCAGGTTGTATTGATCCACCCAGAAGGTAGGTTGATCTCTTCGACGCCATCGCTGATTCTTCGCGATAGCTACTGGAATCCAGCCTTTAATCGAATAGACCGGTGATGTGCCGGTAACTAGAACGGCGATGTCAGTGTTGCGATCAGAGTCTCCGATTATGAGAGCCCCTGCGTCGTATTTTGTCCACTTGACTTCAATTCGAGATCCCACGTCAGCCGTTTTCTTGAATTGTGAATCGGCTGGATCGAAGTCCGCGAGTCCGAAGTATCGAGCCACGACGATTTCGGCGCAGATAGATTCGGCCATCTGTGCCACGAATTCGTGGAATGAGAGCTTCTTGTCGAACCTTGAATCGTGATCCGGAATGCCATTGATCTGTTTGATTCGATCGAGTGCGACTTCATGTGCACGTATCTGATCCGCATAAGTGACTTTGAATTTCACTTCTTCACTTACATTCGACGCAGAACCACAGAAGACTGATTCCGTCAGCTCCTTCGACTCTTCCGAATTCTTTAGGTTGCCACTTTTGGCATTTATCGCAGAAGTCCAAGTCGGCCGCTGAAGTCTCGGTGACTTCGCCGTCATAGCCGATAACTTTTGATGAGCCATCGGGACGAATGAATTCAACATATCCCATTCCCTATCCCTGCGCTTTCCAAGAGCCGGACGAAGTTACTTCGTACCAGATCGGAGCGCACTGATTAACTTTTGTCTTTTCTGGACAGACGTGTCCGCGATAAGGCTTTGATGTCTTTGGTGACGTGCCTTCTTTGAGAATCATGTGTCCATGTGCGCAGATTGGAGCTTCTGACAAGATCTCGCCACCGAGCTTTGACTGAATGTCTTCGATGGCTGACCCAGCTGTGGCGAATCCGGATTCAGCTAGTGGAGTAGCCCAGAGATCGACTTCTGGCTTGTCCGCGAATGCTTTCGGCATTGTCTCGACTTGCTCCATATTTTGACGAGTTGGACGAACGTCGCTTCCAAGTAGAAGTCCAGCACAACGTCCAATCGCTGACGTGACAGTATCTTCGACGAACCATCGTTTCATTTGTACGTTGTAGCTTTCAACGCGACCGAACGCGAAGTCGATAGCTGATGGCTTTTCGTCTTCGTACTCTTTGAAGATCCGGCATTCGACCAATATGTAGCCGCCTTGCGCATTGAAGTCGATGATCGATGTCTCGACTCTATTTGTTGGGTGTGTGGCATGGAGTCGCTTGATTCTTGTAGCGACGTCTTCGTAGTTTTCCAGGAATGACACGATTATTCACCGGCCTTCGTTAGACGTTGAAGCTTTCGAGCTTTAATTCGGCCGATGACGATTCCGTCGCGATGACCCTTTGAGTAGCCCCAAGCGAATGAGATGAATGACAAGATCGCCATGTAGACAATGATCTGTGCCGTTAGTGCTGTAGACATTTTGCTCCCGATCCGAGAGCTACTGAACTTCGCTCCCTGCGTACAGAGTGAAGCATTCAACCGACAAGGTCAAGATTCAGGCGTATCTTTCGGCGTGTCTTCCCCGATTTTCGGCTTGTCTTTTAGTCCGTTAGAAGCAAGGACAGATCCCAGAGCTCCAGTCAAGAAGATCGTCAGTGTTGAAAGAAGCTCGATGAATGCTCGATCGTTCGGAGCTTGATCACCAAGTGGCTGGGTGACGAAAATAAGCGCGTACAACATTCCGGCCACCGAGAACATGAAAGTCAGTGCCAGAGCCACTCCGATGAACACGATCAGTCTTGCCTTCAGCTGTTCATTCGTGAATCTTCTTGGCTTACTTGAGCCCATTGGGATCTTCTCCATATATGTCTTCAGTGCAGACTCCGAGAGCCTTGCACTGTGGCGGATTACATTCAGGCTTCTCCCAGTTTTCGAATTCTTGACATTCATAACGAGTCCAGCCCTGATATTGACCACACGCGGACAGCCCTAGCGAAAGCGATAACCCTAGAGCTGCCCACAGTAGTCTCCGAGTCACTTCCCCAATAACCCGAAAGCTGTGTCTTTAGGATTGAGCCAGCGAAGAATCACCGGTAGGACAGCCGCAAGGCCAGCCATTCCAAGCTTCTTCGGATCTGTCTCGCCTGCCATGTAGAGAGCCACTGACGCCGCCATGAATGAACGTGCCCATGACGCAGCTACTAGCTTCATTTTGTCCATGTCTTCTTCTCCTTCTTCTTCGGCTCTGCAGCCTTCTTCGGTGCAGAGACAGGGATCGCCGGATAGTCGCCTTTGAATGGAGTGTATTTTGGACGTCCGAATCCGACGACTTCTTTTCCGATCGTGCGCTCTTTGATCATGACCATTCCGCCATTTCGCTGATCTCCCGAGCCGCTAGTGTTTCCTTCGACTGTTGTGATTGTCTTGCCATTGATTCCGATAACGATTCCGATGTGGCTAATACGATCGACGCCGTCGTGTGGAAAGTCCATGAACGCAAGATCTCCGAGAATTGGAGTATCTGACCATCGTGAGATCTCTTTGAATTTATGAGCTCCCACAGCTGTGGAGACGACTGAATGAACCTTGACTCCAGCTTGTGCGAGAACCCAGTTGCAGAATGAACCGCACCACGGCAATCCATCGGCCTTTGTGAATTTTCCGTATTTCGTAAGATTGTCGCCTTCTTCGATTGTGCCTACTTCGGCAAGAGCGACTTCTATAGCGAGCGCAGCTGTTCCGTTAGGATAATTGGACACGTTCGTGATCTCCATTCGTGCAGTTCCAGAGACAAGTCTCTTCGTCGAGTGTTGCTTCTTGATGACATTTCGGTGGAATGAATGCGTCAAGCTCTTCAGAATACGAATATCCGATTCCAGCGTAATTCTTTCGGATCTTTGAATTGTAAGAAGTTCGGATACACGTCTGTCCACGAAATTGTGAATACCATTCTTCGGGAGTCAAATCTTCGATTGTTTCGGATTCGTCTACTCCGACGATGACTTCTGTGACGACTTTATCTTCGTCGATGAATGCGTAGTGTGCCATTATGACCAGCTCACGTTTCCAGTGCCGGCTGTAAGTGTTGTCACTTTATTCGCTCCCACTGTTGTCGTTGATCCAGTTAATCCGCCGCCGATTGTGATAGTCCTTGCGCTTGGATAGCGAAGAATTACAACGCCAGAACCGCCAGCCTTTCCAGCGTTGTTATAGCCGCCACCACCGCCAGAACCTGTATTCGTAGATCCAGCCACGGCGTTGTTGTTGTTACCGACTTCACCTGATCCACCACCGCCAGAACCGCCAGTTGATTGAGCTGTGTTTCCAGCGTTACCACCGCCACCACCGCCGGCGCGTGTCACAGCTGATCCGGTAATACTTGAGGAGACGCCATTTCCGCCATTTCCAGCTGTAGCGGCGTTCATAGTTCCACCGACAGCCCCTGCGCCGCCACCGCCGCCACCGCCAGCATAGCCAGAGTTATAGATTGATCCGCCGCCGGCGTAACCTTGATTCGCTGTTCCAGCTCCACCAGAGCCGTTTGAGCTAACCGAGCTACCGCCACCGCCAGAACCGCCAGAATTACCATTGGAGAACGGATTTGCATAGCGGCCAGCTCCGCCGCCAGTCGATGTCACTGTGCTGAAGATTGAATTCGATCCGTTTGTCGGATTAGTTCCGAATCCACCGTTGCCACCTGCTCCAATCGTGACTGTGTAATTGGTCGAAGGTGAGCAAGAAATAGCTGATTCAGCACTTGCTCCGCCGCCAGAAGTTCCAGCAGAAGTTCGATATCCGCCAGCTCCACCACCGCCGGCGTCGGCCGCCCCACCGCCGCCGGCAATTACAAGAAAGTCCACCGAGAAAGTGCGCGGATAATTTTGAGAAGCTACGATTCCAAGTTTAGTCATTTAAGAAAGATCGCCCACCACGAGAAATTCAGAGACGCCAATACAGATCACACTTGCCGCCGAATACTGTGCGCGCAATTTTGGAGCTGTAGAAGTTGCTCCTGTTGATCTAATTGTGACGCCTGCGCCTTGTGAGAAAGTAACTTGACCAGCACCGCGCTGATAGACATCGATGCTTTCTCCTACGCTGAAGACAGAAGGTGGAAGTGTAAGTGTGATCGCGCTCGCGTTATTTAACTCGACGAGCTTATTCTTATCGCCAGAGACCAGAGTGTAAGTCGTTCCAGTTTGAGCATTCATCGACTGGGTTATGACTGGAGCTGTGAGAGTCTTATTCGTGAGAGTTTGTGATCCTGTAAGTGTTGCCACAGTCGAATCGATTGCGAGAGTCACTGCTCCAGAAGTGCCGCCACCAGTGAGACCAGTTCCAGCTGTGACAGCTGTGATGTCTCCGATGTCATTAGTGATCCAAGCGTAGTCCAGATCAGTATTTGAAGCTTTTGAAAGAATCTGACCAGAAGTGCCGCCCTTTAGATCGACGAATGATGTGTCGATAGAGTTGCCGAGCGTACGCATAGCGGCCGCGCCGTCTTTGACCAGATCTGTGTCGTCCGGTGTTTCCCACCCGAAGTTCGTTGTCGTTGCCATTTATGCCACCGCTCCTATTGCGTTTTCCCATGTAAGTGTATTGGACAGAGTGTTCCAAGTCTCGGAAGCACTCACCTGTGACCAATAGACGGCCACAGTCGAGAATTCGATTGGAGACACGTTGATGGTCAGGGTGATCGAGTTATACGAGACGCTCCACGTCCAGCCTTCCACGTAGCCTTCGAACTGTCCGCCGGAGATATTAAGTGGAAGATCTGTGAGCTTGATTGGCTGTCCCATGAAGATTCCCAGAAGTGCGTCCCGAGTCGAATCATCGATCTCCGGTGACGTAATTGGGAAAGTTATAGATTCGAATTTCGCGCGTGGAAATTTGCGAAGATCGAGATACCGCTGCGCTTGTGATTGAGCGTCCACAGTATTGTGAAGAGTCGTGGTGATACTTTGTGAGAGCTTGCCGTAAGTAGCGATCGAAGTAAGATCTGTAGCTGTTTCAGTACCGGCGCGATATTTCAGAGCGATGTCGTTGCGTACATCTCCAGCTTGAGTTGTTGTACGAATGCCGGCGGAAAGTGCTTGATTCGCCGAAAGTGTCGTGTATCCATTAGCGGCCAAGTAATTCTGGCGATGATCTGCTCCGGCATAATTGATTCGGCCTTGAGCGTCTTCGTACAAGTATCCGAAGCCTGAATTGGCCAGAGCCGAGACGAGTGAATACATGTCTGTGATGTCAGAAGTACGAGCTTCCAGCTCATAGATTCCCGAATCAATTTCTCCGAGCCCTGTGTTTTCGGCATTGAGCCAAGTTGTAGTCGCTGGGTATGTGTTCCACTGTAGAGCTGCAGGTACTTCGTTCCAGTTATTGACAAGAAGATCTGTGAGAATTGTTTCAATTTGAACGCCGTCAAGTTGCTTTGAAAGTACGCCTTCAGTCAGAGCTTTCGGAAGTCTGGAAAGAGCTCCCAGAGCTGTCAGAGAAGCCGTCGTGACTATTCCTGCGTCTCCTGCAGCTGCGACATCGATGGCGATGTCTGTGATAGATCCGCCGAAGATTGAGACGTACGTTCCAGCTGAATTCTTTACTTGAAGAGTGAGTCCGTCATTGATGGCGAAAGTGAATTGGGATTCGTCAAGATTTACGATGACGAGTGAGCAGTATCCTGCGACTGGCTGACTATAGATGTCCGTGCGGCCTGAAGTCATGGTCACGCCTGACAGAGTGATATTTGTGTATTCAGTCGAACCGATTGTGACTTTCCAGTCTGGATTGAAGATTGTCATGCGTAGCTGAACTTTCCTGCGCCAAGAGTGCCGCGAGCTGTTGATCTATTTAAGACATCGATAATCGTGCGAGCTGTGCCTTCTGCGTCGATTGCTCCATTGACTGTCAGATTGATCGTTGTTGATCCGCCCATAGCTCCATTCGGGACGATTGTGCCGCTGCTATTAGGTACGAATAGCTCTGCGCCCTTTTCGCCCACGACGTACGGAGTGCCAGCCGAGACTGATCCACCATTGGCTCGGAAGCCGCCGAAGACTGAATTGATGACGCCAGAGATACCGCTGACGACTGGATTGTTGCGTACGAGATCGATGACATTCTTGATCGCGCTGACGACGTTGCCTATGATTCCCACAAGTTTCGAGAATCCAGTGATGAGTCCAGAGACAAGATCTCCCACAACTGTGAGAGCTGTCTTGAGCACTGTTCCAATTACCGGAGCGAGATTGTCACGAACGAAAGTCGCCACAATTTTGAAGAGCTTCAAGAGTGGAGCAAGATCTTCTTCGTTAGCTTTTACCGCGTCGCTGACTTTATTGAATGCACCGAATAGCCCTTGAATAATTGGGACAAGGATTGAGCCGATTGTTGGAATTACATAGTCCGCGATGAATGACCAGATTGCCTGGAAAGTTGGAATCAGTGTCTCGGTCATATAAGTCGAAAGAGACTCGAAGACTGGCTTGAGATAATTTCCGACAGTATCTGCCAGAATTGAGAGCTGTGGAATTACATTATTCACGATGAAAGTAATCATCGGAGTGATGGCGTCAAGTACGAATGAACCGACTGTCTCTTTACCTTCATCGAATGCCACTTTGAGACGTGCCATTTTGCCGGCGAACGTGTCAGCTTGTTCTGCAGCTTGTCCACCGAAAGTCTTAGCGAGCGCAGCTGTGACTTCGTCCATTGACATCGTTTTAAGCTGTGCAGCTGTCAGTCCGACGCCTAACTTTGAAAGAGCTCCAGTGTTACCTTCTGCAGCTTTAGCCATCGCGTTCGTTACGGCTTCAAGTGATTTTCCTGATCCGGCTGCGACATCGATGGCCACTGATTGAAGCTTGAGAGCTGCGTCTGAATCCTTTGTGGCTCTGACAAGTCTTTCGAAGCTTGGACGAAGCTCATCGTCTGTCTTTCCTGTCAATAGTGAAGTCTTGAGAATCTGTGCTTCTACGGCTGCGATCTGTCCTTCTGTCGCACCGGTTACATTTTGAAGAGTTGTAGCGAGTTTGGCTTGTGCAGCTTCGTCAGCGATTGCAGACTTAACGCCATCGACAAGAAGCTTTCCAGCGTATGCCGCGGCAGCTGCTCCAGCTACGGCGAAGGCCGCCCCTGCCATTTTGCCGAATTTTGCAACTCGATCGCCGAAGCCTTGAACTTCATTTTGTGCGCCAGATATTCCGCGCTTTAATTCATCGAAGTCAGCGTCGAAGGTGATCTTGACTTTTGGAATTCCGGCCATTAGTCGAGACCCACTTTCTTGATGATTGTTTGAACGATGTCGATGTATTCTTTCGCAACGATTGGCGTGTAGTAATCAACCGCCGGAGCTATCCAATAGCCACGCTTATTTCGTGCAGCTTTGAATCGATTGGAATAGGGACGACCGATTGCGTCTGTGCCTTTTCCAGATCCGTATTCTGTTCCCCATAGAAGCGCACCGGCTGGAGCTTGATTCTGTCGAACCTTGTTGCCCTTGCCAGACTTTGACTGCTCTCCGCCGTACTTTCGACCGACCTTCTTCGAACCGCCTACATCTACACGAATCACACGATCACGCTTGGCCACGATTGACTGTGCGACAAGCTTTGTCTGTGGTGATGGTGCGGATTGGCTGAACATAAGAAGCTGACCGGCTAGACGCTGCGAAAGTGGAAGCGCGGCCGATCTGACATCGTCTTGAGTCTCTTTGTCGAGCTTGTTGAGTGTCTGGAATAAATTGCGAAGAGAAGCTGGCTCTACTTGAATCGCGTAGACGCCTTGCTTACTTGCCATAGATTTTCTCCAGAATCTCGATCGCTGTGATGATCTGTTCCGCCGTCTGCCATTCACTCATTGGTATCTTCGTCACGATTGCGAGTTCGACCAGTGTGCGATTTAAGCTTCCGACGGCATAGCTTTTGGGCTTTCGGAGATTCCTGTCTTGATGTCCGAGACTGTCTCGCACCAGACATCGAATGGCTTCACGGCTTGTCCAGCCTTCTCGCGTTTCATGGCGTGATATGCCAAGAAGAGAAGATCGTTGATCCCGATCTTGTCTTCAGCTTGCGAGACTGTGAATCCAGTCTTGATCTCCCACTTCGCCCACTCTGGCGGAGCTGCGACGTATGTCGCAGACTCCCCAGACTGATATTCGATTGTGATAGGTGTTTTCATGCTCCCGATTCCTTATCTCTTAGCTGAATGTCTCTGTCGGTGTTCCGACTACTGTGAATGATAGCGACACAGTCTGCGCGTCCGGTGCTGAACCGCCGACAGACGGAAAGACTGGAAGCACGTTGCAAGCGAAGACCGCTCCAGTGACAGCTGTAAGTGATACCGCCAGAGTTGTGTTCGGTGATGATTCGCAAGCTGTCCAGAGTGCTTCACAGAGTGATCCAGAAGCTCCCCAGTCTGCAAGCATTTCGACTTCGAGAGTCCACTGATCATCGATTGCTTTGTAGGCGCGTCCATCGAGTGTCTGATATGTCTCGATGATGTGCTCATTGGAAAGTGTTACAGAAGACGCTTGTGCGTCGTAGCTTGTGGTCGCGATCGTCAGTGCGAGATCGCGTCCGGTAATGACGGTCGTTGCCATTTTTGCTCCTAGTTTGTTTGTGTGTATTGCGTAGAGAGCTCGATTTCGCAAGCAAGAATCTCTGACGCGCCGATTGTGAGTGGCGTTGGATTTGACACAGTGCCGACTGTGTAACCTGACGGAATAACCGCCAGAATGCTCATGACTAGCTGTTCGATATTGTCGAGTGCAGCTGCGTTCGAGTGCATAGCCACTCCCACAGTGATCACAAGATTCACGCGAACGCGAGTCGATGTGCCGATGAGATTAGCTTCAAGATATGGATTCGATGGCACGACGGCCGCGAATGGGACGATCGGTGCTTCTGGGACAGAGTCGTATGTGTTAGCAGCAACGTTCGCGATGGCTGACTTAATAGCTCCACGGACGCTTGTGGCGATTGTGCTCGCTGGCATTATCCGACCATCGATCCGGTATCGACAAGATTTCCAAGTAACCCGATCACGCGATTCATTAGACCGCGACCCATGCGATACGGAGTTACTTGGAAGTCTACGCCTTCGATTTGACCGCCGGCAGCTGTGCGAGATTGGAATACTTCAACGGAGACGGCAAGAATTGCACTCTCGACGTTGGAATTGCCTACGTAATAAGTGGCCGCACCATAGCCGGATAAGGTTGCAGTGCCGTTCGGAATGATCGGACGGATCGCGACATCTGCGTTCGTTAGTGCAGCCGTAAAGAATTTAGCGTCAGCCTTGACGACTGTGTGAGTCGCGCTGAACGGTGACGGAAGTGCCGCAACGACGACAGAATCGCCAGCGACGAAGTTATGTGTGTCGCGTGTGTAGAAGTAGGCGACATTAGAGACAAGCTTGTATTCGACGACGGCTGTGGAGTTTTGTGACAGAAGCGGCAAGACTGCGCCCTGCGCTGTGTCGATAATATCGTCCAGATAGGCGTCGTTGTAGAGAGAAGAGCTCACGCCAAGCACTGATCGAAGCGATGACGCCGAGACTATTGCTGACATGAGCTCTTCCCTTTCTACTGCTCGGCCGCCTCGGGAGCGAAGCGACCGATGATTGATTTAGGCGATTAAGCCTTATTTACCTTGAACGCGCCTGCGCCGATCTTGGTAGCGATTGCGCCGTAGCCGTACATCGCGATCGAGATTTGACCTGTTGCTACTACGTCAGCACGAAGCTGATAAGTAGGGCTCTCGAACCATGTATAAGCTTCCGGATTTACGATCAAGATAGATCCATCGGTGTCTGTGCCTGCAGCTGTGTTCGCTGTGACATAGAGATCAAGTCCGGCGATGTTTCCGCGGATTGAAGTAGGTGTGACAACGCCGCCAGCATTTTGTGGCTGTGAAGCGTTGTAGATTGGACGGCCGCTGTCGTTAAGTGACATCGCGTTAGCCCACTGTGAAGTGTTCATGATGATGTTTTTAGCGAAGCCTTGTGTGCCTTGATATACAGAAGCCGCACCGCGAGCAACGAAGCCAAGAAGCTCCGCAGCTGTTGGATATGTTGTGATGGTTGTGCCGTCAGCTGTTGCGCCGGCGATGAGAGCTGCGTTCACAGCTGTATCTGTGACTTTCGCATATTGCGCGGCCAAATTTTTCATCAATTCGTCGATGAACACTGGAGAAGAGCGATCGAAAAGTTCGACAGAGAATGTCTGTGCTCCTGCGTACTTCTTGACATCTACTGTCACGAAAGCCGCATTCTGATCGACGTCTTCGATTGTTCCGGCTTCAGCTTCTACGGTGACTCCTGGAAGCTGTGTGATCTTAGGAATCTCGAAGCTCATGCCTGCGTCTGGAAGTGTGCCGCGTGTGATTGCGTCGATGTTTGAACGTGTTGCATTCGCAAGTCCATTGATGACTGTTGAAAGCTGGCGTGTAGGGATCAGACCTGCGTTGTCTGTTGTATCCGCTGCGGCGGCTACGTACTGACGAGCTTCTTCTGATCCTAGTGAAGCCTTGATTGTGTTTTCAAGATACTTCGCTGGAGAAAAGTCTAAGCGTGGCTTAGTTGTGAATGTTCCCACTGACTTCGCTGCAGCTGTGACTGACTGTGCGGCTTCTACCGTCTCGACGGTGTCCGCGTTTGTGACGGTGTTTTCCACTTCGTCTCCTTCTGTTGTTGGTGTTGTTGTTTCTTCTGATTCAGCTTGTGCCGGATCAGAGATCTCTTCAGCTTCTTCAGCTGCTACTTGTGAGACGCGAGCTGAACGTACAGCTGGCTCTGTTACAAGTGCGACGCCAGTAAGTTCACCGGCTAAGACTTTCATCGATCCATCTGCCTGTGAGACGTAATCGCTGACCGAAAGTTCCACGCTGAATCCGTCACGGAGTCCAGTTGCAGCTTCTTCAAGTGCGTCTGTGCCGGCGGTGGTGTTTGCAATTTTGAACGTGGCTTCGATTGATTTTCCATCTGGAGACAAGCTCATGTCGAGAGTCTTTCCGATTCTGCGCTTGTAGTCATGCTCCAAGTTCAAGAAGACCGGAGTCGGAGCGATTGAACCTTCAGCGAAGACAACCTTTCCAGTGCTCGCATTAGCCGGCTCGTTGAATGCAACGATTCGGCCTTTGATTGTGCGCTCTTGCGAATCTGCAGCTGTGAGCTGAAGTGGCATAGTGAGCTTCATTTCGTTTCCTTTCATTAGCTGATCAGATCTTCTTCAGAGCGAATCTCTTCGACTGTCATCGCGCCGATTCGATTAAGAATTTCGTACACTTGCGCTCTTTCGTAAGGATTGCCGCGCAAGAAGTCATCGAGTGAGAATCGAACGTATTGTGAAGCTGGCGTGAAGTCTGTAAGTGAGAGTCTTTGTTCGATGACTGTCATGATTGGACGAATTGAGAAGTCCACAAGATCGCGTCGCTGATTGATTGCGTTTGAGTATGTCATCGATGACGGATCAGCTGAAGCGAACCAAGCTGGAAGACCGATAGCACGACAGAGCTCGAGTGCTAAGTATTGACGAGCTTCATTGAGTTGAAGATTTTTTGGATCATAGCCAAGAGTCTCGAGCGATACGTCAGCGTTTAAGAATGCAGTCGAAGATTCTTGACGTGCACGACGCCAGCCGGCGAGAAGTGCAGAGACACGATCCTTCGGAAGATTTACGCCATTCGATTTCAAGACTGTCTGTGGAATTGGATTGATTGCGAAATTGTATGCAGCCTTTTCGAGTGCGTGAGCTGCGCGCACTGTGCGGCCGGCACGATTGAGCAACCCTTCATCTAATCCACCAAATACGACAAGATCTTCGGACGGAATTGGACGTCCGTCTATGTAATATCCATCAATTTGTGTTCCATTGACGTTTGATTTAATAGTGACACGCTCGGGCGCAATTCTTTCCATAGATTGAATTCGTCCAGTGTCTGCATAGCGACTCATGACGTACGCATAAGCGGCCGGACGGAATAGCAAGTCTTCGGAGATCCATGCCCAGAATTCCGCTCCGGTGATTCTTGGATCTGGCTGACGAATAACGCGTGGCTGTTCCACTTTCATGTCTGTGGCTTTGTCGTATGTGTGCAATTCGAAAGAAGCGACGGTCGAGCAAATAATTCCGCGAGCGCGAGCGACAGTCGGAACTCCCATAGCTTCGCTTCGAGTGGCTGATTGACCATTCGTGAAGTACGGAGATCCTAGAGAATCGATTGAATTGATTGGAGCAAGAGAAGCCATGACTTCGACGTCGTTGATCAGAGTAGGCTTTGCAGCTTCTACTTTAGACGGCACGAATAGATCGAAGAATCCCATGCGCAGAATTTTAGAGATCCGCTATCGCTAACCGATCATTATGTCAAGATCCGTCTCTGGGCGTGTCGCGAAGTGTGTGACAAGCGCACTCGCAACCGTCGCGCAGACAGTCGATTGTGAAGCTTTCCGGCCGATAGTCCAGCCACCATCGCCGAACGGCAGCTTCGCCGCAGAGAGAACCTGTTTTGTAAGTTCCGGCTGATTCTTGTGGCGTAGACGTTTTGATGTTATCGCTCCCAGTAATTCATCGCAGGCTTGTCCGTATAAATTCCCATCGATGTCTGTGATTGGAATTCCTGCAGGGACAAGTCTAGCCGCTACAGCTGACGACGTACGCTTTGAATATGCCACGACTTCCACTGGCCATTCTCGGCAGTAATTAGCGACGTCGTTGGCGATAGCTTTGTCATCGAGTGAGACTGGATTGTGCCAAGTGTGCAGAAGCTTCACGAAGAAGGTTTCGCCGTCGAGAGTCTGACCGGCAACGAGCGCAGCTGATCGTCTATCCGGTGAGCAGTCGAGTCCCAGATAGGTGATCTTCTCCGGATCAAGATCAAGCTCTGGAGATCCGCATTCTGACCATTCATGAGCTGGGATAGCCGCTGACATAGTGGCCACAGGGACACACAAGACTTCTGTCTTCACTACATCGAGCGGATCATTGAGCACGGCGCGGATATTGTCTCGGTGAATAGTGTGACCGAGTGCCGGATTGCTTTTCGAAATACCTTTCCAGAATTCTTCAGAGTCATCGAGCTTCTCATAGTGAGACGACCATTCGAAGAAGCCGATGTCGTCATTCGCTCCAGCCATCGCAGCCAAGCCGCGTTCGCGCAGCTGATTCAGGATCAGGGAATGCTGATCACCTTGATTCGAATAAGTCCAGAGCTGTGGATTTTCTGCAGCCATCATCGTGTAGCGCATAGAAGCCCAAGTCGATTCATCTTTGAGCTCTCGAGTTTCATCGATGTGAACCGTCTCCGGCTTCGAAATTCCGCGAGCTGCAGAAGCTCCAGCCTTCACCATGTACCGCGTCCCATGAAGCGTCTCGATCTCTTCTGATCCATGAGCCCATCGAATGCGCTTGACTTGCTTGGCCAGACCTTCATTCGCCTCGATTGTGTCTACAAGATCTCGGAAAGTTTCCAGAGAAGTCGTCAGTCGATGAGCTGTGCCGATCTGGAGTGGATTCTTCCATTCGAAGAGCCCCATAAGAATCCGGTGCTTCATGATTGTCGTTTTTCCATTCTGACGAGCTACGACAACAGCGATCAGTGGGTGCAACCAGCGGCCATCTGGCTTCGTACGATGAGCCTGAATCGCGAGCCATTCTTGCCACGGTAGAAGCGGCTTTGAAATTGAGTTCGAAAAGTCGATCAGCTCTTGGCCACGGCTAGGCAGATCTTCCCGAAGTCTGGAGTGTAAGCGTGGCGTCGGAGATCCATAGAGCGTCTCTGGAGTGGCTTCAATTCCCGATGTGAGCCCGATAGAGCCACTTTGAACCAGCTCGAGCCTTCTTGTGCCTTCTGCGTCCCTATTCATGCCTATTCGATTCGTTTGGTGGTGAAAGAAGACCGC